GTTTTCTCCAACCAGCGATTTCGATTTTTGAAATATATAATCATATCGTTTCTCTCCTCCTGTCCCAGTGTTAACTCACTAAGAAATTTTTGTTGAAAAACAAAAATTTTTCTTCTCTTCTCTTTCTCTCAGTCCAGTATCCCACTCTTCTTCACTTTTTAGACCAACCGTGTTATGGCCTTCTTAGTGGATTCTTCCATGTCCCCTTCTGCTTCACTCTTTAACAAGCAGTACGCGACCAGTCTGTTGGTCTCGATGCTGGCTTCTATGTCCCTGTTCATAGCGGGATCTGTCGACAGCGGCCCTCTAATGTCGCTTATTTCCTTATGTTTATCCAAAGTCCTGAAAGAAGGATTGGGTAGGTTGACTGATGGTTATACTGCATCGGCAACTTCCTCTTTCCGTCGTGTCCCTAGAGCCACCAGAAAAAGACTCTCTAGGTCTTTGCTGACACATGTCTCTGGTTTGTTTCTCAACGGTCCTAAAAGTTTTCTGGGCAAGGGAAATTTTTATGTCGCTGATAAAAACTGTTGCTGTGTTTTCAGCTGGTCCTCGATAGAGTATGATCGATCTAGCAAAAGATTCGTCTTTTCTGATCTGGCTATGTCTCTTCGTCTAGTCCAAGTTTCGACGCTGGAAGTTTCACGTTGCTTTGAAGTGTCTTATGGTACTTTCGTGTATCGTTTTGTCCCGAAGACATTTGTTAAAGCTTTTAACAAAGTTTCCACATTCGTCAGGAGACAAGGAACCCCTTACAGTCCACCAGAATCAACCAGCACAAACTTAAAACGCACAATATTGCGCAAACGATTCGGACGCAGGTCCGTGGCGTCTTCTTTCAGCATCCCTCGTGTATTCCCCTATACTAGGAATGTCATGCGCAGGAAGGTAGTCACTACGTATACCGCCCCCCCTTCGACCCTTAACAGTATACGGATATTTGGGGAACTTATGAGGGAGGATGAGCCGAAGATAGTCGTACCAAAGGCCCCAGCTTCATTCATTTACGTTGGTCAAATCAGGATAGAGCTGCCAACACCAGACGCTGATGGTCAGGTTGGAACGCAATTTCCTTGGTTGCATAAACAAGGAGGACTTCCCAAGCAGGCGAGTGAACCTGCTTCTTCTTCGGTGGTCACGCCGGACCAGGCCTGTAAAGGTGGGTCGGGGCAGAGGAGCAAGCCTGCTTCTTCTCCGGCGGTCACGCCAGAACCGGCCCGTAAAGATGGGTCAGGACAGACCTCGTCAGTCGCCACAGTGGCGGCTGTTACCACTGAGCGATCCCCGGATCTCACATCTGAGGATTGTTTTTGGGAGCCCATCCCTCCAGTGAAGATGCTCAACAAGCGTCTTCCTGTCGAAAAAGGCGTCGCCTTTCGGATGCCTCGCGATACTGAATGTTTCTCGCATCGGTCCTACGTTAAGCATGGTGACGACGTCGGGTTTACTATAGAGAGCAAGTATTCCATGATGGTATCTTTGCAGAAGACTTACGTCTATCTCAAAAACTATTGTGTGGGGGGTTTCAAGTTCATTCGGACGATTAAAGGAAGAAACTTTCTCATACGCATCGATGCCAGTAAGCCACGGATGGCTAGTCTGTCCGTATTCGTCTCTGGTAAGATTGAATACCGATGCAAGTTTCTATGCTCCAAGGACTATTACTTAGCTTACAAGTACTATGTCGGAGGATCGGCTTTTCCCGTATCGTGGTTATTTACGTACAGCGCACCAAAGCTCAAATGCTACCTTAACCACATGTATTTTCTGTGCGTGATAAATAACCACGTTTTTGATGAGAAAGCCCACGATCTTGGGTCGCTGCCTTCGTCAGGTCAACTGCTGAAGCACATAGCACGTGTGTTTCCTCAGAGCTTGAATGTAAAAATTTCTGGTTATTTCCGCCGCAATGGTAATTTCCATTGCGAATTGCATCGCGGGCGACTCTGGACTCTGAAGGCCGGCGAGGAAAAAATCGGGGACGATACCGATGAAAGAGCCAAAGTCCTGACGGATCTTCAGATGCACGAGAATTTGGAAAGGGCTATGCGCGGAAATTTTGGCGGTAGGGAGGCGCTCATTAATGCGGCGTTGGACCGAGACACCATTGAGTACAAAAACGCTTTGAAAGCGCTTAATGAGAGTAAACCTGCGGTGGTAGTTCCGTTCTACATGAACGAAAAGACTCAATCTAATATCACCCGGAACTATCCGCAGTACAATTTGAAGTTTACTCATACCACTCATTCGAATCATGCTGCAGCCGCCTCTTCCAGGTTGTTGGAAAACATCACGTTGACGGACGCTTGCGGTTCCGGGTTCTCCGACGTGGGTGGTAGTCCCTATTATCACCAGCGTAACGGCAGAGAATACGAGGTTCATGTGTGCAGACCGGTATACGACTTTAAAGACGCTCAAAGAAAGGTGTGCAGAGAGCATTCTATGAGAAAGTTTTGCGACTCGCTGTCTTTCGCTGAGAAACAGAAGCTGTCCGCGAATATGTCGATCTGTGGCAAGGTGATGGGTGAATGTACCCACCCGAGTAAAGCGCTCATGATGGTGCAGGTTTACGACGCGTCGACTGTTGAGGTAGCGGCAGCTATGCATGCAAAAGGAGCAGATGTTGCCTACATCACTATGGTGACACCGGGTGAACTGTTTGACGACAGGTCAGTGTTCCTAGTGGAAGACTTGGACTGCGAAGTTAGCATGGAAGGCGATCGGATAACGTACAAATTCGGGTCGTCCTGCTATACTCATAGTTTGTCCAACTTGAGGAACTGGATGAGGACCGTCTATCTCATAGATTATGGTTGCTTGTTTAGTTTTGAGATGTACGAAACTAGGATGAGCGTGAATTATTATAAGGTCACTAAGTCGTCTTACTCTCCGTCTATTAATTCTGTGAGGTGGCTCAGGTATAAAAGAGTGGGTAGCGATACTGTTAAGGTCAAGTTGCCTCGGTTCGACACTCGTAACCGTATTTGCAAATCAGGCGTAGATATTTTGTATCTTGACGCTGCATTTGTTAAAAGAGTTTTTGAATTCACGGTATGCAACTGTTCCGTAGTTAACTCGAAGACTTTTGAGTGGGTACTCAATTACGTGAAGTCGAACTTGTCTCGCGTAGTGATTAGTGGGAAGTTAGTGCACCGAGATGTTAAACTCCCCTTAGAGCATACAGGTCCCTTCTCAGCTGTCATTCTGGCGGCCGGTGTCAAGTCTAGACAACACATGGAGGCTTTAGCAAAAAATTTGCAAATGTTTTCTGGTGAACTCGGATTCCTTGCGAGTTTAAAATTTTTAATTGCCGAAAATATCAAGCAAATTCGGGAGCTTTCATCGGCGTATTTCACCAATATGCTGAAAAACTTATTGAGCAACGTGATGGATTTCTCGTTTATAGACGTCACCAATTGCCTCGAAACTGTCACCGAATACGTTGAGTTGGAAGTTAAAGTCAAAGTCGCCGGGTTCGGGTGTTTCGACGAGAGTTCTGAGATAGAAGTGCTGCGTGAAAACTTGAACCAATCGGCGCTTGTTCAAGCCACTGCTGAAGTGGTGAACGAAGTTAACGGTGGCGGACCTGGCGCTCAAAAGAATAATCGTAAAACCCGCCGTGGTCTGTTGGGCTCTACTCCGGCAGCTGGATTACGCGGTGGCGCCCGGCCGAATATGCTCGATTGGTTAAGAATTTCGTTAGTAGCCGTCAACTCGTATCTAATTCTTCCAGAGCACCGTTCTCCAAAAATTTTTGACTTAGTGTCAAAAAATCTGCATATCGTGAAGAAGTTTGAATCGTCGACGACAACAGAATTTGTCAAATTTTTACTGGGAAGAGCACAAGCATTGTTATCGCGACGAATCGATTCCCTTCAGAAGAGCGAACTTGCCGGGGTCGTTAAGAAACTCATCACGGTTGTGTTGAGTATAGTCAGTCTTAGAGAAGTGTTTAGTATGCCCCTCTACACTGGAAATTCCGCGTTTTCAAAGTTGAAAGGGTGTTTCAACCATCTATTGGCGCTGAGTCCAGATTCGATGCATAACGATTTGCTATTTTCTTGTCTGTCATACTGTTCTTCGGTTAAGACCGATGTTTTTCAGTCTTGTAAGACTGCTTTCTGTAGAGTCATCAGCGCAGTTTGTTTTCCCGTAGGTTGTGTTAAGAGCCTTGGTGAAAAATTTTTAAACTGTGTGAAGGTTTCCCTAAATTTTTTAAACTCATGTTGCAACACGACTTATAGGTTGAGCAAAAAATTTTTGAGGGCGATGGCTAGTGTTTTCGAATCCGTCGTGTTTGAATTCGATGAGAATTATCCCTTAATTGAAGGTTTGGGAATGGTGGTGACGAACCTGATTTTCACCGTTTTAGCCGGGAATAATCCACTCAAAAGTAAGAGAGCGTTTGCTTCCTCTTTTGTGCGGAGGTTCTTTCTCGAGCTAGTCGCAATTCTTCACACTAGAGTCGATGAAAACTCTACTGGTACTGAAGAACTGTACCGTCGCTGTTGTGCTTCGATTTTCAGTAACTTGTGTCATCGGGGGAACGGAGGTTTGTATGATGTTTTGTGCCTTTCTGGAGTGGTGCCAATGGTTAGTAGGAAGATCTTGTCTCTCATTCGTGGCGAAAAGAATATTAGCTTGTACACTGGATTTTTGAGTTACTCTGCTTCGGACTTCCTTGTGTTGGAGCAAACGCTAAGAAAAGCCAGCACGAGATTTCACAACGCCGTTGACCTCTACTTATCAGAAAAGTTTTCTTCGATTATGACGGTTATTAACCGCACTTATATGGGTAAGTTCGCCGTTGGTTGCTCGGAACTCTCGAAACGAGCTTGTAGTGCGGTTAACAATGTTATTCCAAGTATGCTTAAGAAGCCCCAGGAAGGTGATGATGGGGATGAGGTGTATTTCGATGCTAGTGAAAACCCAGAGCGCGGTGGGCTTAAGGGTGGTTCACCGAGAAATTACAGCATCGTGCACGTTTATTCGTTGATCTCGAACTTTGTGTCACGACTTGTTAAGCAGTCACTTTCGATGAAAGGTAAACTCTTTCAGGCCGTCCAACGCGTCGTTAAAAAATTTTCTTCGATGCTGAATTTTGTAAAGTACCAGTTTGGGGTGGACGATGTGAGCGAAAGTGGTAGCAGCGTTGTCTCGGCTACCACTAGTGTAGCTTCCTCTGAAAATTCGGTTGATCACGGCGATCAATGCTCACTGGCCTTGGTGCCACACAGGTATTTGTTCGAACCTGTGGTGGTACCTTCCTACAGCGTTGTGGGCAGTGACGATGAGATAGAAGAAGAAGCTTCGGCTGAAGTTATCGAGGTGTTCGGGGACGACGATAGTTTCTTTGATCCTCGTAGTGGACGTCCCACACGACGGCATTCTAGGTCCCAGTTGGACGCTGATGCTGCCGATATGGAAAATTTTGTCAGAACCTTCGGTTTCAGCAGTGAAATGATTAAAGACCTCTTAGCTGAGATCGAGGGTGATGCCGAAGTTGAAGATACTAGTCGTGCACCAGGTTTAAGAGGTGGTAGGCGGCACGCTAATGGGTCCATTTCGAGAACAGTGGTAAAAATTTGTTTGAAGATTTTGAAGTTTCTCATAAGAAACCCGTCGTTTTTCGTCTTAGCTAAAGGCGGAACGACAGCTGGTTTATCAACTGCCGAACTGTGGTTTGGGCGCGCTCAAGCTCTTTTAAAACCAACCTCTTATCTCGTAACTCTGCTTATCCTTGATCCAGAGTCCATAGTGCAGTCTTTACGAAAGTATATCCGTGCGTTAAGCAGTTTTTCGAGTCGCATGCACAGATTGAATTTGTCGAACAACGCTTTGAACAGGGTTTTTCTCGGTTCTGTCGATGCTGTCGAGGCTGTAGTGGGCGAAGTTATGTTCATACTTGAGTTTTTTGTGCTTAAGTACATTCGTAGCCCTGTGTACGGTGTTGTCCGAAAAGTAAAATCTAAACTTTTTGACACGGTCAGGACGTACACTCCGGTTCCGGTCGTATCAGGCGATGCTCAAAGGAAGTATGCCACGTCGGAAGCTGAAGCTTTGCGAAATAAGGAAGAGTTGATTAAGCAGATCAAATTGAATTTGGTCTCTGCCAGCGTCAGTGCTGTTGTGAACGAAAGCGTTTTGAAAGTGGAACAGGCTAAAGGAAGCTCAGCTTCGTTTGGAGCGGATAGCGAAGCAACCGATAGCGATAGTGAAGAAGAATCGCCGCCGGTACCTGTGCAACGCGATTGCAAACCAACCCCTGAAAGGGCCGACTTAACGAAGGTGGCGTCTAGTATTCCTAACCCTTCACCACTCGTTAGTGAACAGCGCGCTGGAACCTCGCAGCAGTATTCGACTTACTTAAACGAATTAAATAAGTCTGGAAAACTGTGCGCAGCTCCCTCATACGACGTAGTCACTCCCTATAGGCTTTTAACCAATAGCGTTAGGGAGTTTTACTACTTGCAGCAAATCGCTCTATTTGAGTTGCACAATCGCTTTCGTACCGAATTCGATAAGTACGAAATTTATTCATTTAAGAGGAAGGAGATGCTGATGGATGTGGATGACGATACTTTCGTTGTAGCTGAGGGTGATTCTGTCGCTCAGGGGTTCAACAATAGTTGTAGCATCAAAGAATTCGGGCGACATGAATTTTGTTTTGCGAAAACCGGGTTGATTAGGAATTCGCCATCACTAAAATGCAATAGACTGTACAGTAAGCATATGGAGTTTTTGGCCGCGGAACGATTTTTACAGGGTTACCCTGGATTTGCATCTTTCTCTTTCTCTAACCCTGTGGTTTGTATGTTGTACGAAGCTCCTCCTGGTGGTGGAAAAACCACTTCGCTGGTGCAGTTACTTGTGCAGACTGTTAGGTCGGGGACGGCCGTTTTAGCTCTTTCGGCAAATAAGTTATCCAGAGAGGAAATCGTAAAGAAAGTGAATTCCGAGTTCGACAACCTTGATATGAACATTAAAGCGGAAGAGTTGGTTTTCACGATGGACTCTTATATGATGAACCACCGTGGTATGGAGTGCACCCTTTTGCTTTTAGACGAGTGCTATATGGTCCACGCCGGGCTAATGGTTGCTTGTATCGAATTCAGTTCTTGCTCGGTTAGTGTTCTTTTTGGTGATAGCAGGCAAATTCATTTTATAGATAGATCGGAACTGGTTAAACCCGAGTACTCCGACGTCGATCACGTTTTTTGCGGTATGGAAAGAGTTTACGGTACCACGTCGTATAGGTGTCCGTGGGATGTCTGTGCTTGGTTATCAACCTTTTACCCGAAGAAGATCGCTTCCGTTAACGAGGGTTCTGAAGGTAAATCGTCAATGGATATTGTCCCGATCGACAACTGTGATGACGTGCAAGTGCTTCCCGACGCTAAGTACGTGACTTACTTGCAAAGCGAAAAAATCGAATTGCAAAGGGCCCTAGCAAAAAGAGGGTACCGAGGTGAAGTGAACACCGTACATGAAGTGCAAGGAGAAACCTTTCGGTCGGTTTGTTTGGTGCGAACGAAATTTCAGGAAGATGAACCTTTTAAGAGTGATCGCCACATAACCGTGGCACTCTCAAGGCACACTCACAGCTTAAAATATTTTGTGTTATCTAGTAAATCCAATGATATGACTAGTGAATGCATATTGCGAGCTAAGCATCTGGTTGATCAATTTAGAATTCACCCGACTAGCTTTGAAGGTTCAACTTTGAAGTTGTACGTAGACGAGAGTGCTGTTGACAATTCCACTTGCAAAGCTCATTCATCTCCAATAGGCGTTATCAATGATTTTTTGGAAGATGTGATTCCCGGGAGCACCTCCATAAGTTTCGGAGATCCTTCAGCCGAGATGTCTAATGAAGTTTTCGAATCCGGAGCCGACGACGTCGTTATCCAGGACTGTTCTGGTTTGGATAAGGGTAGCGCTCATGGCGAACAGCGCGTTTAGCGTAGTTAGGTCGCAGGCTATCCCTAAACGGAAGCCTTCCTTGCAGGAAAACTTGTTGTCTTATGAATCGAGAAACTATAATTTTATCACTACAGAGCGATTCTCCCATCCAAACATGTTTGGGGAGGCCATGGCTTATAACACCTTGGAACGGTGTTTTGATCTGTCTAAGGTTGATCTAATCCGGAATGACATCATAGCGCTCAACGAGAGCGCCATGGCCATATGGCTTAACAAGAGGACTCCCTCTCAGATTAAAGCTTTACTCAAAGATCTTGAGACACCGTATGAGTTGAGTAGGGAAATAATTCGGTACAAGCTCATGGTGAAGAGGGATGCGAAAGTGAAGTTGGATACCAGTTGTTTATCTAAGCATCCGCCTGCTCAAAACATTATGTTTCATCGAAAACTGGTTAACTCTATATATTCTCCATGTTTTGACGAATTTAAAAATAGAGTCATCAGTGCGTTGAATGATAACATCGTCTTTTTCACTGAGATGACTAACCGTCAGATGGCTCAAATAGCTGAGAATAAACTTGGCACTAACGGTGACTATTTCATAGGTGAAGTGGATTTCTCCAAATTCGACAAGTCGCAGGACGCGTTTATTAAGGCGTACGAACGCACTTTGTACAAGTTCTTCGGATTTAATGACGAATTACTTGACATATGGATGGAAGGTGAAACTCACAGCGAAGCCCGGACTCTAGATGGTCAACTTAAGTTCACTGTAAAGAATCAGCGGAAGTCTGGAGCGTCGAATACTTGGATTGGCAACACCATTGTTACTATGGGGATCCTAGCGATGTATTATGACATTCGCAACCTTGAGTCTCTGTTCGTTTCTGGAGATGATTCATTAATGTTTTCTCGTAAACCTATAGCTAACGTCGCTGATGACATATGCTTAGATCTTGGGTTCGAGACCAAGTTTATGACTCCAAGCGTGACTTATTTCTGTTCGAAGTTCTTTGTCTTTTGTGATCACAAAGTCTACTTCGTTCCGGACCCTTATAAACTATTGGTGAAACTGGGCCAAGCTCGAGAAGAAGTCGACGACGCCGATCTTTTCGAAGTTTTTACTTCTTTTAAGGACTTAACGAAAGACTACGATGATCAAAGAATGATAGACAAACTGACGGAGTTGGTTCACGAAAAATATAATTTCATTTCCGGAAACACTACGCCGGCTTTGTGCTTAATTCACTGCTTGCGGTCCAATTTCAAGTCATTTAAGAAGCTTTACACGAAGTCTTCTGGTTGGAAAATTTTTTACGGTAGACTTTCAAAGTATTTCAAGTCGAAAATGAACGTTACCAAGGAGCGGTTCCAAACCCCTTTTGGGGAAGCTTGGTTTCTGTCCACTGAATTAGGTGAATAGGAAGCGGGTGTTTTGGTGAAGTCTGAGAACCCCGCTGACTCGGTGCTAATCGCCATTAGCGTGGCTTTGCTCATGCTAGTTGGCGTAACTGTATTTCGCGCGTTGGATTACTCTTCAGGATTATCTCTGATCATCACATGGACTGTTCCCTGAAGTCATATTTACTCTTGCTGTTCGGTTTTGTTGTCAGCATTTTTTGTTTTTTGTTGGTTTATATCGCCAAATTTGTTATAGCTTGCTTTTCGACTATCGCATCGGTGGATCGAGAAGAGAGTTTAGATCGTTTGAGGAACAATACTTCGTTTCGCTTAGATAGAGGTGCTCAAACTGTAACTGTATAGTATGGTGCTGTACGGACTAGATTTCGGCACTACGTTTTCCACAATTTGTTTCTATCATGACAACTCTGTCGTGGCCTTAATGCAGGACGGCGACACTAACATACCGACATACTTATTTTTTCACTCAGATGGCGCTAGAGTCAGTTATGGTAGAGACGCTGAGTTGTGTGTGAGCGGAAATAGAAGTAAAGGGGGTTTCTTTAGAGATCTTAAGAGGTGGATAGGTTGTGAAAAGGCTAACCTAGACAAGTACATCAAAGATCTGAAACCACACTATAGAGTCACAACTACTAACGCGTCGTTCGGCGGCACGTTAGAAGTTCCAGTCTTGGAAAGTTTTAGCGGCAGCCAGAACATGAGTGTTCCTCTACCGAGTCTGATCGCTTCCTTTTGTTCGTGTCTGGTTAAAGCTCTCGAAAAGTCTTCGGGGACTGTCTGTACAGGTATTATTTGCTCAGTTCCGGCTAACTATAACTGCCTACAAAGGTCGTTCACTCAGAATAGTGTTACTTTGTCGGGATACGAGTGCGTACGAATCATTAATGAACCATCCGCTGCAGCTTTGGTGGCATCTCAGTCGATAGATGATGCGGAAACTTGTTTGTTGGTTTATGACTTTGGGGGCGGTACCTTTGACGTGTCTGCGGCGACATACGTGAACAACACCATATGTGTTAAAGCTTCGGGTGGAGACATGATGCTCGGCGGCAGGGATGTTGATGCTGCTATAGTTGATTACCTGTTTAGGAAATTGAAGAGACCTCCAAATCACAAACTGGATTTGTCGAGATTAAAGGAGGCCATATCTTCTACCGGTCAAAGCGTCGATTACCCGATTGAATTGGACGACGGTAAAGAAACTTCTGTAATGGTGAAGTATACAGACATCGCTGATATAGCGAAACCATTCATAGACCGAACCGTAGTGGTATTGAGACGGGTGTTCAGCGATTTTTGCGCTGCTGAAGGGCGACCCATGAATACGACTAAAGCTTCAGTTATTTTGGTGGGAGGTTCATCGTCGCTGCCCGGCTTAGATAAAGTATTGCAGGGAACCGACTTCGTGAGCGGCTTAGTCAAACTAAAGAATTTTAGAGCTGCCGTTGCTATGGGGTGCGCCTTAAACAGCGAATGTTTGGGTAGCAATCCAAAGAATCTTTTAGTGGACTGTGCCGTTAAACACATTAGTATAAACGCCTGGAATGGTGAAGCGATCACGCTGGTAGCAGCTGGTTCTCCCATCCCCTTTACAGGTGAAAGACGTCTAATCGTAAACGGAGCCTCGGCTAACGCCAGTTATACAGTCACGTTTTTTGAAGGGAATTATATTAAATGTGCGAAGAATACTGTTATACACAAATTTTCGATAGTACTTTCTCAAATCGGGGTTGTTGGTAACGACTCAAGAAGTGTAGAAATAATCATACGTGTGAAAGTTTCCTCCACAGGTACTATTACGTGCTCGTTGGTGGGCCCGACAGGAGTCGAACTGAGCACTCAAGGTGCACCTAGTTACGATTTTTCGGGTAGTGCTAAACCTGTGCGTGTAGTCGCTGACAATCACGAGGACAATTTCAATAGAGCGAGAACGCTTTTAGCTTTAACAAGGACTTTGGCCAGTCGCAGCAAGCTAACGGCAGCGGAAATCCCTCGATTAAGTTTACCAAACATTCTCTCAGTAAAGAACTCTTTTTCGGGTTATAACGATTCTGAGTATGACGTTTGTGGGGTACTCATGGGGAAACCTGTTCCTAAGCTTCTTCGGGGAGGAAGACTACAAAAATTACTTATCCGAGGTTAGCGGTTACACAGGCTCGCAATTGCCTGTGAACGCAATGGAGTTCAGAGATGGATCAACGCTGTCAGCAGCGATGATGATGAATAGTTCACCTGGAACTCCACAAAGAGAGATGTACCTGTTATTAACCTGTGAACGCACAAATGAATGGTGTTCCTTGATGTCTTTGAATAAGTATAAAGCGACGGCGGGTGTGAACATTTTCTCACGCCCACTTGTGTACATAACAGATGCACCAACCGTCGGCAGTAAATTTTCGAAGAGTGATGTGGTAACTTTCTTACGACGACTCGGAAAGGATCCTGCTGCGGCTAATGTTGAGCATTGTTGGTTTTTGTCGAATTCTTGCGGTGAATTAATCGACGCTAACGACACGTCCAAGTACTCAAAGATAGTCAACAGTGGTATAACCTTAGCTTTGGATGAGGAAGTGAAGTTGACCTCAAAATCAGGAGAGTACTTGGCTTACGCGATTTCTTTGTATGATTCTCTACAGACAGAATCGCAAAGTGGTCGGAAGAAACTGTACGACCGGTATTTATCTTATGTGATTAAGTATATGGCTCCTTCAAATCTATCGTATCACACTCCAGAGGTAAACCCATTGTTAACGGGTTTGTTATATGATATGTGCGATCACGATAATGTTTATGTGTCGGAGTACGTCACCAATTTGAATTCATTTAGGTCGTCTTTCTTGGAAAAATATCTCCCCAGTGTTAACGATTTTTGGGAATACGATTTTTTACAACCGGCACCTGACGAAAGGTTGATTTTCCCTCTAGATGACTTTGATCTGGTTAGCAAAATCCCATCCTTGAACATCAATGATTCGACTGTGCTATTAGGAGGCAGACTGAAGTATGTTGAAAGCATTTTTACGCACCAGTTCGGTGACGATTTGGATGGGGTTATCGACGCCGTTCTACAGCAGTCGAATCCCAGCATTAAACGTGAGACGCTATGGGTCGCGTTGTTTACGTATTACGGTGTCTACCGCACTGCGAAAACTCGCATAGTACCTAGGCCGGAGGTTTTTACTTTCCCTCCGGGTTACCCTAGCGAATTGACATGTGAAGTTAACTTTTCTACCGTGGAAAAGTATTTTTCAGATTTACAAACTAAAGCCGGCAACTCGAATGTGCGCCGAAATTTTATGGGTGCCCATGCTAGTGAAGCTTTTAGAACTTACAAAGCTTTAGGAATTGGATTCCCGCCCGTAAGCGCGCTCAACATACCTGAAAAATATGGTTACTTGAACGTGGATTACTACAAACAAGCAAAAGTAGATCACTTGACCGATGAAGAAGCTACCATACTTAAAGAAGTGTCTCGCGACGTCGATGCGAAGTGTACTCGCAGACTTGTGAACAGCAATCCAGTTAACAAAAGTATCAACAAAGATGCTATAAGGACCGCGAAGCGGTTACCTACTGGTATAATTAGCAGGAGAGTTCTACCGTCGCCAACAAGCAAATTGCTATCTGATTTACGGAAAAATACGGAATGGGCGACGACGTTACGAAGAAATACGGATCGGGCGACATCTCAGTATCCGCACCACCCGACGCGTCTCCGCTAGGTAAGGAATTAGGTTTGTCTTTGCGAGCTGTTGAAGCATTTTTTCAGTCTTTTCAGTCGACTGAATACAAAGCAAGCTCATCAGAGACTTACTCCCAACCCGAACTTGAAAGATTGGTGGGTGGTTTAAAAGCGGCCTTCAAAGCCACAGTGAAAGCCAACGAGGATGACATTGGTTTACACATATGCTTTATTTTATTACGAGCCGGGCAAATTCAGACTAGCCTAAAATACAAGAACGACACTTCGTACAGCTACAGGTTATCAAATACGGAATACACCGTTTCTGACTTGTGGGTACGGTCGACTATAGCGCGTCTGGGAGATTCCATAAAGAAGAAACCCAACCCATTTAAATGCTTCTGCGCCTCTTTCGAAGATTTGTACATAGCTATGGCTAAGACGCATCCTGAGCTGTTTAAGAATCGCACGATCGGTAGGAGGGGAACCCCTAGCGGTTACGAATATTTGTCGGCTGATTTCCTATCCGGGTGCTCTCCATTGTTGGAGGATCGCGAAAGAGCTGTCGCAATACGCGCTTCCGAAAATGCCTTGGCTAGGCATAATGGTTCTAACAGCGAAAAATTGTTGATAAGTCTCTACGACCTGTAGTCGACGTTCGGCGATATACATCGAAGTCCCGCAGATCGTGACCATCCCACACACAGTTGGACGATCGCGCATATTTACAACTTTATTAGCTGATTAATTTTCTTGTACTGTTTACGTCGTAGTTAGTTGGTTAGAGTCAATTATGGGTGACGCTGCAAAACTCCTTGCTGCGAAGAATGCCGCCGGTGGTACGGATGGAACCACCGACGACGCAGGGCAAACTCTCGGCGGCAGGCTGTTGGGGTTAACTTTCGGTTCACCAGTTTTGAAAACTGGGAATGACAAAGTGAAGCTCTTAAAAACGTTGGGAGAATTTATGGTAAGTAAAGGAGCTAAGCCTGGAGAAGTTTCAGACGCTATAGGGCTTCTACTACACGCCTACAATATTAGATCTACATCACCTAAAGTGGAACGTGATGTTGATGATATACTCTTTTCAGCAGTGTTATCTGCTGGTTCAGCCATTGTAGTGCTCGAAGGAGAAGTCAACGCTTGGCTAAACAACCAGAGCGAGTTGAAGACTCACGTTAATAAAGCTAGGGTTCTGTGCCGCACGTTAGGTGATGAATACATCGCTTTTCTTCGCGAGAATCACAGCGTATTACCACCTGTTCCGAGAGCCAATAAACATGGAATAAGCGCTGCTCATTCATATATGGCTTCAGACTTTTATACTTCGAACAAAGCGTTATCAAACGAGGAACAGGCTGTGCATTTACACGGGAGCAATCACGCTCTTAAAACTGAAGGTAAAGAGGTAACCGAGATCACCAGTTTGTTCCAGTTGGGTCGTCATTAAATGAACGCCAACAGATCTAAACTAGGGTTTTCCTTCGCAACGTGTTGGAATGCTCCTGACGACAAAAACTTCGTTTTGGTTGTCGACGAATGTAAGATGTTTCTACTTCAGGTGACTGAAGGTAGCAATGAAAGCGCTGATGGCAACCAGCTTTTAGTGCATGTTTTAGGTAATTCTATAGTCCAAGATGTCGAATCGGATCGCATCAATTGCGTTACCGAGATTCTGGATTGCGAACTTTTTAGTAGGTATGATATCATAACCTACAGAATAGTCAATGTATACACTAGCACTTCTCGAAGATTAAGGTACAGGTTCGATGGTTTCAATAAAACCACCCAAAAAATGTACTGGAGAAATTACGTCTTCGAGGTAATCATGCGTAGGGAGAACGAGCAGTTGCTCGACTCTACTTCTATTGAGTACGTATGTTTCGATGAGACGGCTTCACGATGTGAGTCGCTTGGTCATTATTTGAGAACTGCGATTAACTCAGGATACAGTCTACTGTCATTCGGTGTGAAAGATCTGCGGTTTGCAACATGAAGTACTATCTCAACAAAGACGATATAATGATGCTTCTTACTATGGCTAACTCACTGTACCAAATCATCCCGGACGGCACTACCGACTCGGGTGAAAAGATCGAGACGTTTACGCAGCTGCAGATCAAGCAATCAGCTGTGAAAGCCTACAGGATGTGGATGAGGGATGAAGACCCATCATTCAACGATCCTCAAATAAACACGGTTATAGAGACCGTGGACGAACTCCTACCAAAGATACAGGCGGGACTTCGTGAATTAATGCGACCTTCGTTATGTGAAGACGAACCTCAGTCAATTTTGAGATTCGTCGTATCGGAGTACATGCGAGCTACACAAAGCCCAGCTGCAAGTGCAAACACTGTGCCTGTGGCGACATTGGCGAAGATAGCTTTCAGGAGCGCATCGCACAAATTTCGCCTTGAAGTCACTCCTCGCTGGTTTACCAGGGGAGTTATACTGGACACGAAAACTAAATTGGGTCCATACTTACAAGGTTACTTCAACACAACCGTGGAAGAACTTTTAAAATAATAATAAACCGGCAAACTCATGCATCGAGTTAGCCGTTGAAGCACTAGTGTGTTATACTAAATAAAGCGTGAGTGTGATTCTATCTCAGCGCATACCCTAAACCTTCGCAGAGCGTCGGATATCTATAGTAGTAGATTAATGTGTGTGGTATAAAAGTACGTTATGTAGCGTTCAGCAAACAACGTACCAGTTTTATGATTTATCTTT